GCAGGATCCGCCGGCGAATCTGACGGTGTTTCGGGGTTCGGGCTGCTCATCGGTGGTGCTCGTTTCATGCCCTCAGTGAGTGATCTCGGTTGCCTCCGAGTGTCTCACTAAATCCTGACAGAGAGGGAAGCGTGACACTTCGGCACGTTGAGCACATACGCCGAAATACCTGAATAGGTACCTGCTTTCCTTCATCGTCCGACATGTCGCTGCCTCGGTCTCACCTAATGGCACTGATCCTCCGACGCTGTCAGGGGTTGCGCATCCGGTTCCGAGACCTTCACCTTGCCTGTGATCGACAAAGGTGCGACATCTCCATGTGTGACCGCAACTGTCCTCGTGCAACCGCAAAGGATCGACTCACCTCGCTATGAGATTGGGGCTTTGTAGCGACACCTAATAAGACAAATAGGACCTTCGTCGCACGATTCACGCACCAAAACCCGTAGGCCAAGGCACCAGCGCCCCGGACAATGAAACGATGCCTCACCTAGCGCTGGACCGTGTCGATGTTTGAACCTAAATCAGTAGACACCGCCATCCTCGTTGTCTTCATCGGAACAGCCATCTCAGCAGTCGCCACTCTCGTCATGCCCTGGGCGTTCGGACGGATGGGGCGCACCAAATCGGCCGTCCATCATGAACAGCCAAACCCGAGTCGGAAACAAATCTCGACAATCCTCATTGTCGCATTCCTTGCCTGCACCATCCCAGGTCTCACTCAAGTGGCGCTGACCAAGCGGCGCGCCAACGCAGTAGCTGATGTAGCCGCAACAACCCAGGCCGCGGCGCTAGTTTCGTACGCTCTGATCTACCTCACCCTGCTGTGCTGCGCACTCGCACTAGTCCGTAAAAACTTCTCCCGAGAGGGGGGGCAACACAGTCAGATCGCGCTTTGGGCTTGCCTAGCCCCCTGGGCACTGGCCATCGCCCACACCATGTACGAAACGGGTATGCCGCCTATACACGCGGCGGCATACCCGGCAGTGGTGCTCGCTCTCTACGCCTTCTCCGCGACAATCCCCGACCTCAAGATACTCGCGCCGATGATCGGGCTTGTTGCCGCAGGCAGCATCACGCTCGGACTAGTCGCACCCGCCAAAGGCTTGATGGCAGGGGCCAGTGGCGCACTCACTGATTCCGAAAAAGCGAACTTCGGGACCACTCTCCTCGCAGGGTTTTACAACCACCCGAACGTGCTCGGAGTTATTCTCGCCCTAGGTGCTCCAGCAGTCCTACTCGCACAAAGCTCTCGCGTGAGATGGACGCTGATAGGTATTGTCGGAGTTGCAGTTTTGTGGTCCGGGTCAAGGACTGCGCTCGCCGCCACTCTCGCAGCCCTTGCTGCAGTCCTCATCGCAAAACTCCTGAGTAGCCCGCTCCGTGGAAAGTGGGCCGCAGTAGCTTTGATGGCTGCGGCCGCCACGATGGTCACAATTCCATTGATGACAACTGATGCCCACGCACTGTCGTCGAGAGGCAGAATCTGGATTGGCAGTCTCGCGGCCTGGCGCGAAAATCCTGTATTCGGCAACGGGCAAGCCTGGTACAGCGAGATCAGCAAAGTACGAAACGACCTTATAGACATCGCGTTCCATGGACACAACATGCTGGTGAATTCACTGGCGACTGGCGGACTACTCACTGCCGTCACTGTCGGAATACTGCTACTCGTCGCCTCCAGGTCCGCCGCATACTGGGCCAGAAAAGGCCAGTTCTATCCACTCGCGTACATGGTCGCCTTCTTCGTGACAGGCGCAACAGAAGTGGCAACCAAATTCCGGGATATAGACCCGATTTTTTGGGTCGCGGTAATACCCCTGGTTGTGATCGCTATTAACCAGCCGAAGAGTAGTGCACGCAGCCATACGGCCGTTCCGGACGCGTCCTTCCAGCCTGAACCATCGAACCAAACCGACTTACCCAAGGTCGTGTCATAGATACTCCTCCTACTCCTGGTTGTCGGCGCGCCGTGGAGTAAGAGTTGCATAGCACGACCCTTCGAACGGAGCTCGGCCATCAGTTCTGCGAATCGTCGGATAGTCCGCCAATTTCGTTCCGCTGACCGCGCATCTCGCCACGACATAACTCGACCCTGCGTTCGATCCGGCTTGCGCACCCCCGGTGACTGCTCCCTCCCACAGGGATACACCGACCGTAATAAGTTCGCCCGATTTGTCGGCGGGAACCAGGGGCGCCATTGACGTCCAACCACATATAGTGACGACTGTTCCATTTGCTCCACTGCGAAAGCCCGACGGAAGTGTCAGCATGCACAGATTCGAAAATTGTGGATCCAGAACTGGAAGCGTCGGTGGAGGTTTGGATTCGGGCAAGTCTGTGGCCGATGTTGCTGCGGAGACTGGCGAGACTGAACGTAATGTCCACCAGCTCATCACCCACGGCCAGAAACTCCTCCTCGAAGACGCTTCCCCAGAAAATTGAGCGCGGTTTCCGCTCTTTCCCCCGAGGTCAGGGCCACCTTCGTTCGTTTGCCGGGTTTCCTCTTAGTTTGCATCTTTGTTTCACGGCTACCGGATAACTTCGAGGTATCAGATTCACCAGGCGGCCGATCAAGAAGTGTCCCGCCTTCTCGGACTCGATACACATAGGCTCTCAGGCTTCGACCTGCCAGTCGTCTGGTGGGCCAAACAGAGCGCGCCTGTTCCCGACAGTTCAGATGCGACGGCCGACCGGGTTGGACGCTTAGCCACCTCAGCGGGCTGATCTCACATGAAGGACAGCGCGTTGGATAGGCGGTTCCCACCTATTGAGAAACCAAGAGCGCATATTCGCGACCGGTCCGATCGTGAATACTCACCCATAACTGAAATATGTTTGGTGTCAGCACTTTCTTCTTCGACCACCAGTCACACGCCCCTTCGCCTCCACGTTTACAAACCTGACAGTCTGTTCTGCATGTAGCGAGACTTACCCTGTTTTCAATACGACCGCCTCCTTGACGATCGTCTAGATGATGTGGCGTCGAAATCGATGGTGCCGCCCTCGCCGAGAGCAACGTGACCAGCATAGGGCCGGAAGCGCGGATTGATTGAGAACGTGGGCAGAATGTGGGCATACGTAAAAAGACGCCCTCCCAAATTCCTCGAAAGTGCGTTTGACCTGCCATTATTCTGTGGGGCGGGCGGGGCTCGAACCCGCGACCAATGGATTATGAGTCCACGGCTCTAACCGACTGAGCTACCGCCCCATCCGGATGCGATGCATCGCGGCGAATCCGAATGTTACCGGCACATCCGACGCGGATCACAATCGGGCAGGCGGTGACGCGTTGCACTCTTTCGAGTCGAGTCTTCCAAGGTTGGTCGGCACAGGCGCGATGAGCCGATACCGTGGGAGTGCACACCCCACGGAACAGGATCACCACATGAAGCTTGCACTGACCGAATTCAAGAACTCGAAGGCTACGATCCGGATCATCATGTCCGACGGCGCGAAGCTGAACGGCACCGTCACCGATTTCACCGAAGACACTCTCGTTCTCAATTCTCCGAACGGTGTCTACTACATCAACCCCAGCCACATCATCCGACTATTCGAGCCTTCGGATCGCGCAGCGAAGTAAGCGCACCGGCCGATCAGTTCGACGGTTTCGCCGAAAGCCCGACGCAAGCACTTTCGTCGGGCTTTCGGCGTATTGGTCGCCGGCATCTTCGAGTCGCGTTCACCGGCACTGATGACGCCTACCCTCTACGACATGGCGAACGGCAGCGGACGACCCGAACTCGTTCTGTTCGACTTGGGTGGTGTGCTGTGTCGATTCGAGCCCGATCGTCGCGCCGCAGAACTGGCAACGGCTATCGGCGTCACTGAAGACGAAGTCCGTGCACTCGTGTTCGCGTCCGGGTTCGACCAGGAATGCGATCTCGGCCTTCACTCCGAAACCGCGATCCTGGAACGTTTTCGACGGCTCGGGTTTTCTGGTGACCGCGACGACCTACGCCGAGCCTGGGCGATGGCCTTCGTCCCGGATCGCGCAGTCATCGCTCTCGCAATCGCGCTTCGAAGCGAGGGCGTCGTGGTCGCCACGCTCTCCGACAATGGACCTGTCCTGTTGGCCGCCATCGAAAGTGTTGTAACTCCATCGGCAATCGACAAGCATGTTTTCTCCTGCATGCTCGGAGCTACCAAACCCGCCCCTGCGGCCTTCGTGGCTGCGCTGGAGTTTCTCGATGCGCGTCCACAGCAGACCTTCTTCGTCGACGACAACCCGGTGAACGTCCTCAGCGCTCGACGGCTGGGAATTCTCGCAGAACAAGCAAACAACGCGGCAGACGTCGAATCGGCACTTCGATCGGTGGACCTGCTGCGAGCGCACTAGGTCAGACGAATACAAGTAGGTCAGACGAATACAAGAAAGCCCCTCACCTGATTTCTCAGGTGAGGGGCTTTGCTGCTCCCCCGGCTGGACTCGAACCAGCAACCGTCCGATTGCCCGGTCATACCCTTGCGACCAGCGCCGATATGGGGCGAGCGGATTCCCGCCTGACAGAAGCGATTTCGGCTCAGAGATCTCTGGTAGTACTTTCGGTGGATCTTTCGATTGATCGATTAGCACTTTCAGTGGGTCTGCATAAAGTGAGGACCATCGTCCTTTATGCGACAGGGCTGGAGGACTCACAGCCCTAGTTGAAATCGCGACAATCCGGGCAGTCGTTACCGCGTTTTCGCGACACGCCGAACCTAAACCGATAAAGGCTCTGACCTGCGTTTATCTACTAGCGAGTACACCTCGGGACCAGGAAGGCTTCAGCGTCATGGAAACCAAACTTCACGTGATCCGGAACCCAACACCGCACAAACAAATGTTCCTTCTGCCGGCTGAGTGGGAAGCCGCGGTCGCAGGATGGGTCGATTGGCTCACCACCGGCGGCGCACCCCGCACCACGATCCGGACTCGACGAGGCCATGTCCGCGCGACCGCTCGACGCCTGCACTCCCTCGCTCCCGACGACGTCACGACGACTCAGTTGGTCTACCTGTTCGGCCGGCAGCAGTGGTCGAACGAGCATCGCCGCGGACTTCGAACTTCGTTGGTTGCGTTCTACACATGGGCAATCGCGAATAACCTCGCCGCATTCAATCCAGCCAACGGACTGCCTGGCGTTCCCGAGTCGAAGCCGCATCCCCGGCCTGCCCCGGATCGAATCTGGAAGCAGTTACTCCTGGCCGCTAATGCGCGCGAACGGATCATGGCCAGGCTGGCATGCGAGGTGGGGTTGCGACGAGCTGAAGTCGCCCGCGTCCACACCCGAGATCTCATCGAGGACTTCGACGGCTGGTCGCTCATCGTCAACGGCAAAGGCTCGAAGCAGCGGGTCATCCCGATACCCGACGACCTCGCGGTCGAGATCCAGCGCGGCCCGGGTGGCCACACCATCGGCCGGGGCAGAGACGGGTACCTGTTCCCGGGCAACGACAACGGACATCTCTCACCCGCGTGGGTAGGAACTCTCATCGGGGACCTGATGCCCGACGGGTGGAGCATGCACAAGCTCCGACATCGCTTCGCCACTCGCGCTTACGCCGGATCCCGCAACCTTCGAGCAGTGCAAGAGGCACTCGGCCACGCGAGCGTCGCTACCACTGAGCGATACACCGCGGTGTCGGGGAACGAAGTCCGAGCAGCGGTCCTTGCGGCGCAGAACGGCAACTCTGCTGCATAGTTCACTCGTCCATCTGGTATTCATAGCGGATGAACAGAACATTCGCAGCGGTCCTTTTTGCGGGCGCAGTCCTGCTTGCCGGTTGCTCAAGTACACCGGATGGGCCGACCGAGGCGGAGCAGCGTCAGTCGTATTGCGATGCGTTCGCGCGTCTCACGCCCGGATACCTGGAGATTTCCGAGAATACGGAGACCCTCGCGAATCCTGATTCCAATTCGTCAGACAAATCAGATGCGTTGAAGTCCACGCTGGACTCTCTAGGATCTGGCACCAAGCGGACTCAGCCGTACGATTGCAATTCTCCCGCAGACAAGGATCGATTCGACAGGTTCGTCGCGCGACAGAAGGAAACGGCAAGCGAGTCCGAGAACTGAAGGGCACGACAACGACACGGATCGCCCCACCCGGGGAAGGGGTGGGGCGATCGTCGTTTCCTGCCAGCGTCAGATGTCTCCACCTTCCCACCAGGCAAGCCGAGGTGAGTATTTCGTGGAACCGAAAGAGCGGTTGGTGCGCGCTCCCCACCCGACCTTCTTATTTCCCGCGGGCTTCGGGATGATGTTCGACGCATCGGTCCAGGTGATCTTTTGCACGCCGTTGATCAACACCCGGTAGGTGAAGATCCCTGTCGTCGGATTCTTCTCCGCCCGCAGCTCCACCACCTTGCCGACGACACGGGTTTCCGTGGCGGTGCCCCGGTTCACGGTGCTCGCTCCACCACCTGGCGCGTTGAACAAGGTCAGTGTGGAGCCATTCCACTGGATACCTACATACGAGTCGGAGTTCTCTGCGGAGTGGACTTGTAGCCACATTCCGAGTCCAGTGCTGCCGACGTCCCCGAGTTCCGCCTTGACGTACTGCTCCCACGTGGCGGTGTCCTCTTTCCATACCGCTTGCGAGGGGCGGTTGCCGTCGGTGGTGTTGCCGAAACAGAACCCGTTGCCACCATCCTGACATAGCAGCCACGGCGACGTGCCGATAGTCGTCCACTTCGTCGCCTCGAGATAGGCGTTGGTCAATACGAAATCGTCGCGGAACACTCGCTTGCCAGGCCAGACTTCGACCGCTCCTGCTCCTGTTCCCGCCATGATCTTCAGAATGGGAACCGATGCGCCGGCGCCGTTGCCGATGAGCATCTTGACCAACGGTTTCGCAGCGGCCCCATTACCGATGAGGTACGGCATCAGAAGATCGCCGCCATGAAGCCAGCCGCGTACTTCTCACTGGTCGGTAACGCGTCATAGGCGGCCTGCGTTCCAGCCCAGTTGAAGATCGTCTGACCGGGATACGAGTTCACTTTGCCCATCAGTTGACCGGCGATATTCGAGAACTCGGTCAACAGTCCGTCGACGTCGTCAGGATCGTGGGTGTGGTGTTTAGGCGCGGTGACACCAATTGCAGTCACGATCGCTTCACGCAATTCTGCAGGAGTCAGGCCCAGCCTGGCGGCGTCGGCGGTGCCGGCATTCCACACAGCACGTGTCGTGCCCTTCGGCGTCCGCTCATCACTCAGACGCGCGTCGTCGGTGACGACCACGACCTTGCCGCCGGATTGCAAACCGGCGGCGAAGTTCTTCATCCCGGCGATCGTCTGCGCCCCGACGAGAGTGACGACCGCATCGGCCGCTGCCTTGGCAGCGATCAACCCGAGAACAGTATTGCGAAAATCCGGATCACCACCGAGCGCGGCCGAGAGTTCGGCGAGGGTGTCCATCGTGCCGGGGGCATTGGCAACCACCCCGGCGATAGCGTCCGCCAGCGCCGAGGGCTGTACGGCGGTGACGGCCTTCTCGATCGCGGCCTGTACGGAGACAGTCAGGTCGACCTTCGGGACGCCGCCGGCGGGGAGCGTGTACTTGCCGGCGGCGCTGGTCGTCGCGGAGTCCGCGGTCGCTGCGGCTGCTGCGATGCCCGCTTCCAGATGATCGAGGGACGCCGCATCGAGTGGTGTTGTCTTGTCCGGCAAGTCTTTCCACTTCGGGTAACGCTTGTTGTACGCCATTGCTCAGCCCTCCTCGCTCGAACCCGATTCGGCGTGGGCCACGGCAGCGGACAGCACATCCGCCGGAACGGGAGAGCTGGCCTCGGGTTCGGGTGTCATTGCAATGTCCGCGATCGGATCGGGTGTCACTGAGAACGCGGACCGGGAGACGAGGTCTCCGTCGCGGTCGTGACCTTCGATCACCAGCCACGCCTTCGCAGCGTCGTAGGTGGGTGTGAAGGTGATCCCGTCGAGTCCGTCGACGTGGAAAGTCTGTGCTGTCATAGGTCTCCTGCTTTCCATTCGTTGAATCCCACCGACGGGATCGAGTAGTAGCCGAACACCGCACCGCGGTGGGTGGACCCGACCTCGAACCCTTGACGGCGGAAGCCTGCGCCGCTGTCGGATTCGCTGGACATGTCCGTCCACTCCAGGATCGGTGCGCCGTTAACGTGCGCGGTGTACACGGACTTGCCGAGCGTGGGGCCTGGGATCGAGGAGATGGTCACGTGCAACTCCACCCAGTCACCGGCAGACCAGGCGTAGGTCGTCGAGTTCTGAGTCAAACCACCGGGGCTGACGAACGAATACGCGCGGATCTCGATGAGCCCGAACCGGATGCCGACCGTCACCGCGCGAGTCATATCGGCATTCGACCGCAACGCAAGCTGTGCACGAGGGTTGTCCTGCAGCTCCGCTTGTGAGCGGTCGAACGCGGTGATCTTGCCTGCCACGTACTGCGAGTCCGTGGAGGTTTGCAGGACGTACACACCGCGGGAGAGGTCGTCTCGCTGCGCGGTGAGGTTGCCATGATTGATTCTCTTGCACTGCGCGATACCGTTCGCGATGTCGATACCCACGCCGTAGACAGCCCAGTTCGTTCCCGGGTGGGAGGCGTTGGCTCGGTCGAACAGATCCACCAGTGGGATCTTCTGCAGCCCGCGCGTCTGACCCATGAACGCGAACGGAACCCACGTCGATGCGTTGTCGAGTTGTGCGGCGGTCAGCGACGCCGGGAAGTCGGACACGCCCGCACCACCGGGACCGTTGTAGCTCATTCCCAACCGTGAGGGGTGCACACCGGACGCGGCCGCGCCGTCGGCGGTGCGCTTGCCGACCAGGTTGCGGACAGTTCCGGAGCCGGTTTGCAGCATCAGTACTGCGTAACAGTCGCCGGCCTTCGCAGTGATCTGATTCGCGGCCGGAATGTTGACGACGATGTCCTGAGCCTTCAAACCGAACTTGCCCTGCTCACCGCCTGCGGGACTCGCCCACACAAACGAGATCGTGCCGTTGAGGAACCCAGCACTGTCGACACCCATCTTGAACACCGCCACCCGGAAGGTGGCTGGTGAGGCGACGGATTGCTCCGAGATATGGAACCCGACCGTGTTGTAGATCCTGTTGCGGGTGGCATTGATGTACGCGATGTCGATGCGGCGCAATGCCATCGTGTAGACCGGCTGCGCCCACACGATCCGCGCCTCAGTGGGGATCAGGTTGTGATAGTGACCAGAATCTCCCGAGCCGATCTCCGTGGAGCCGGTGACGCCGATCGGGATTGGTTCGAGGTCCGCGCGCGGGAACACCGGATCCTCGATCGGGTTAAGGGTGAAGTGCATCGGAACATCGGTCGGGATGTCCGAGATCGCCGCCTTCGTACCGAGTTCGAGGTTCGCGGCTGCGATCGCGTCGCTGTTGCGGATGTTCTCTGCCTCGTTCGCCGCCGACTTCTGCGCTGCTGCCTCTGCTTCAGCGCGCGCGGTGATCGCCTCGTTCTTGGTTTGCTCGAGCGCACCGCCCTTGCCTGGCGCCCAGAGTCCTGCCCACCAGTCTTTGACACCTTGAACGAGATTGTTGATCGGGGTGACAACCAAACCGTTGAAGATTCCTACGATGTCATCGACGATCCTTGTGACTGTGGCGATTCCGCTGTCGATCAATCCACCGACTGTTTCGAAGAGGTCGGTCAGATCGACTCCGGTCAGATCCTTGACGACCTGGACGACCATAGATTCGAGGACGCCGAGCGACGTCTGCTCCTGACCCTCGGCCAATGCTTGGCCGGCCGCCCGGATGGTTGGACTGGCTCCGGCGCTCGTCGACGGCGGATCGAAGTCGGAGCCGGAGAATCCGATGTGTGGTTCCAGTGGATCGAAGTACTCCGGTGTCGGCGCGGCGGTGCTCATGCGATGACCGGCATCGGGCGCACGCGCAGCATGGCGCGTTCCTTGCGCGTTTCGAATCGCAGCTTCGAGGTGGAGTCGACGCGCCGACCGACGAGGTGGATGGTGGCGGGTGCGCCTGCCGCGACGATTGTGGACGATGCACCGGGCGCGGAGGTTTCGTTTCCACCTGGCACGAGAGTTCTTGGTGTCCACTCGTTCTCGAAGATCCCGACCGATGATCCGGTGCCGCGCCCGAGTAGGGGGCCGGAGACGGAGTTCAGGCGTGCTTCCAGATCCATGCGGACGTTGTTGCCTGCGACCATGAACTCGACCAGCGCGTGGACGTCCGGCTCGTACGCCCAGGGCTGTGCGGGAATGGTCAGGGTGGTGATGGTCGCGTAGTCGCCGCTCCAGTTGTTGCCGGTGTTGACCGCTAGCCAGTCCGCCGACGAGCCGTCTTTCTTGAAGACACCCGGAGACATGGCGAGCTTGCGCGGCGCCCAATCGCCGCCGCCGATGTAGACGAGTGCGTCACCGACAGCGGGCGCGGTCGAGCCGTCGAAATCGGAGGCGGTCCCAATGGTGGCCACCGGACCGGGCACCACCGAATCGTCGCCCTTCGGACCGGGCTTGGCGACGATGTTCAGTTTGAACGCGGTGGTGTCAGTTTGCTCGAGCGAGAAACCCCAGTCGTCACCTTCGGTGATCGTGCCCTTGCTGATCGTGATCGCGGGGCCGACGGGACCGACCTGTACATAGTTCTCGTGCTTGGCCAGTGCGGCTGTGCCGTTGTAGAACCACGCGTGCGGTGTCCCGGCTACGCCCCACCACTTGCCGATGTCAGCGGCCGTCAGAGACCCCGGCGAGGGAAGTCCGATCTCCGATGCAACGGTTCCCATGAAGCGGGGCGGCATGCCGTCGCGGCCGGGGTCACCCGGGTCTCCCTTGTAGGCGAGGACGTCGACCTCCATGTCGCCGCCTTCGATCTCGACGACACCTCGCCCGGTCGTGCGGATGTCCCACTGATCTGCGAGACGGACCCGCAAAGTGGCGGGAAGTTCGAAGTTGAATCCAGGCTCCATTACTGGGCGCTCCTCTGCGTTCGCTGTCTGTGTCAGTCGGCCGGTGCCGGCGGGTACTCGTCGGTCTCCGTGCGGCAGTGGCGGGTGTGGTAGATGTCCTGCTTGTGTGAACGCTCACGCCACGCGTTGCGGCTGGAAGTCATTCGGTCGTAGCGGGCTTCCATGTCGTCGGCTCGCTGCCAGGCTTCGTTTTCGCTCTCACGTATGCGGGCGAGTTCGGCGACGACAGCGGTGTTCTGAGTTTCTTCACGAGACCGCGCGCCCATGCGCCTGGCTTTGAGGGCTGCGAGTGCCGCTTGAAGAGTGGTGCCGCCGCCGAATGCTGTGACGAGAAGGGCTATTTCCGTGGCGGTGAAGCCGAACATCTACCCGCCCTTCGGTGTCAGAGCCCCCGCTAGTCTGCGCAGCTGCACATGCCTGGCGAGAAGGTGCAGCGCGTACGCCGTGATGACGGCGGTCTGAGTCAGTCGGGAGAGTTCGCCGTCCAGGGTGATCTCCCATAGCGCGACGAGGTAGAGGCACAGTCCGGCGACCACGAGCAGAATGGCGGGGTGCTCGATCAGATAGCGCTCGGTGACCGAAGCGAACATGCAGAGCGCCCCACCCAAGAGCAGGAAGATTCCCCACACCGTGGCGGTGCCGGCGCCCAGCACGTCCGCGATGGTGCGCGGCGTCCACAAGATCGATGCCAGGCCGGAGACCGTGACCACCGCGTACGCGCCTGTGCGCAGCGACCGCTCGGCGATCGCTGCGAAGACAGGGCGCGGCACGTCAGTTCTCTGACGAATGTCGGGCGTGACGTTCGTCGTCACCGACTGACCAGGCGTTGTCGGCGGGATTCTCCGTATCACTGACCTTGTCGACGGCGCCGACGATGGCGATCAGATCAGGACTGACGGGCGCGAGAGATGGCAAGCCCTTGGCACTTCCGAAGTTGCTCGAGGCCAACGACGTCAGCACGGAGACAAGGGCGGCAGTGGCGGCCAGGGTGAGCGCATCGCGCCAGTTGATGTCCGAGAGTGCGCCGGTCGCTGGTATCGCGCCGACCAAGGCACTGACGAACGTGCGGCCGACGCGGTCGGCCAAGTCGACGAGGAAGTTCCCGGAGGTGACTGCGGTCGAGGTCGAGAGCGCGATCAGGAACGACACCAGCGCGGCAAGAGCAGCCGACGAGAGTGCCGCAGACCAGGAGACCGATGCGATGGTCGCCCCGCCCGCGAGGAAAATGAGCAACGTCTGGACGAAGGTCTTACCCGTCCGGTCGAGGAGATCGAGCCAGAACGCTTTCGTGTCGATCGAGTAAGTACCGTCGAGCGAATCGATCGAGTAGGTGCCGTCGAAGTCACCGATGGTGGTGGGTCCGTTTGCCTGAGCCATGATCACTTACCTGCTTTCAGGAGTTCGAGAATCTGTTCGGTGTTGCGGCGCGCAATCGCAGCGTCGCGGTAGCTAGCGAGGACGTATGAAATCAGCGATCCCCGTCGCGCTGCGCGGGTACTGGTCGGATTGACATCCGGGTCGTCCTTGCCGTCGAGAAGATCGACGGGGTTCACGTATCCGTCCCACACCACCTCATTCCAGATGTCGGCCAGACCTGCTCGGCCCCACATCTTTCCGTCGGTGACGTTGTAGAACTTTCTCTGAATCACCTGCCGAACGAGGTGAGGGACATTCCACTGCCGCGCTGCGGTATTGACGGCGTTCTCGTCGAGGTCCACGTCGGTGCCTCCAGGTTTCGTGCCCGGTGATCCGGGCGGATTGTCGATGATCTTCTGCACGTCGCTCCGGAACGGGCCCATGTCAATTCCGAAGGGGTCGATCTTGCCTTCGGAGCTGTATTCCTTGTGTCCGACAACATCGCCCATCAGGCCGCCCTCCGTCCGATCTTGCGCATGATCGCCGCGCAGCCACGTTTGTACGAGTCCAACTGCACAAGCGGCCATTCCTGACCGACACCGTTGTTGACGGCTTCGACGCCAATGGTGTGAAAGTTGGCGTTGTTCGTTGGCCACCCGGGCCACGATCCGCGGCCTGCGTGCCAGCACACTCCGGCGGCGATCACGCGCCACGTTCCGTCGCGCTCGAGCACCAACTGTGCGAGCGGACCGGCCAGGTCCGGGCGGCCGTTCTGGACGATGCGCCAGTCGTTGCTACCGCCGCCGGCGGTGTGGTGACAGATCACGCCGCGGATGTCGAGGAAGTCGCCGTGCCCTCGATCTCGCCACCCATCGTGTTCGATGACGGTCAGTCCTTCGGCGCGCAACACTTCCGGCAACCATAGGGGATCACCCGACCAGGCCATGAAATCAGCTCCTCTGTTGAATTATGTTGCAGTACTTTGGTTTTAGTTCATTGCCATACTTGCGGCTGTGACAGTCGAGAGCAGTTTCTTGATGCGCTCCGCGGTGCGCTGCCCGGGCGACTTGTCCGGCTCGTCGTCACCGATCGCTGCACGAACGACGACTCGCTCGTCGCGGTCGTCGTTGACCTCGATCGAGTACACGCGGTCGTAGAACGTTTTGAGGGTGCTGCCCCAACTGTCTTCCCAGCCGGTGAGGTGACCGACGTCGTAGTCCTCGAACGCTCCGTACGGTGCCCAGTCCAGAACCTCGACCTTGGCGCGGCGTTTACCGGCGTTGTCGAAGAGTGTTTGTTTGGCGACCTGCTTGCCGGAGAACGTGTGAGCGCCGGCGCCAGCGTTGCCGAGAACTTCCGGCAGCCCGAACTTTCCGAGCTTGCCTTTGAGCCGGTAGTCCGTCGCGGCCATGAACGCGAGGAAGACGTTGTCGAGGATCCCGGACATCGCTGTCGCCAGTCCCGGTATGACCAGGCTCGCGAACGAGAGCAGCGCGTTGATGCCCGCTTCGACGCCCATCTGGACGAGTTTGTTCACCCACGTCGGAGATTTGCCGCCGATGACGGCGCGGTACCCCTTCGGAGCGGTGACCTCGACCTGGGCGTCGATGATGCCGTCGGAATCCTCTGACCACACGCACGACGGGATCTCTTGCTGGCGAAGGATTTTCCCGATCTTCTCAGCCAACCCTGGCAGGTATCCACCGATCACGTCGTCGATACCGTCCGCGACGGCTTCGGCGATGGTGTTGATGAGCCCGTCCACGATGGTGCCCGTGTTGACCAGTCCGCCCTTCTTCGGGCGGTCGATGACGTCAACGATCAGTTGCGATTCGAGCAGCGTCAGTTTGTCTGGCATCGGTTGCGGGTCGCGGCCCTTGATCCACATCCGGATCCGCACCTGGCATGAGGAGTGTTTGAGTTCGTCTCCCCACAGGTCCGCGAGGGGGTCCATTCGGGCGAGCCAGTTCACCCACGGAGTGGTGTCGCGCAGCGGGTCGTACGGCAGCAGTGTGATCGGGCACTGCCCGGTCCGGAATTGCAGGCGCCACACGTTCTGCTGCAAGTAGTGATAGATGCCGCCGCGCAAGGGCCCGATGTAGATGTCCTGCGGGATCGGTTGGAACTCTTCGAATCCCGGCAGTGGGGACGGGTACGCCATGATCGCGTGGAACCAGATGAAGTTGTCCACGAGAGTGACGGTGATCGTCTTGCGATCCTTGATCCCGGACTGCAACGCCCGGTCCACTCGTCCGTCGTAGTTCTTGCCGTTGTAGGTGATCCGGAACGGGACCACTGTCTCGTCGCAGGACATGACGAGTTCGGCGAACTCGTTGCTGCCGTCGATGACCAACTGCGCCGGACCGACTGCGTTGTGCACCCATTTGACCTTGCACGACTTGTAGTCCCCGATGGTGCCGAGTGGTCCGTACGCGGAGTCGAAGACTTCGACGTCGAACTCGGCGGCCGCTCCGCGAGGGATCGGCTCGTCGAGCAGCTCGGCCCACATCTGCGCCGACCACCAGTCCAGTGCGGCCGGCGCATCCGGATCCACAGTTGCGGTCTGCTCCCCCGTGTACAGGTTCGGTGAGGGAAACAGGTTAGGAGAGGGATGCAGTTGGCTCATCGCGGCCTCCTCGACATCGGGGTCAGCGTGGCGACCGCACTCGACTGTGCGTTACCACCGATGACGGCGAGTTTCTTCATCGACATCTCCGCACGACCAGGAATGAACCCGCGAAACTTTTGCCCGCCGAAATCCCGGTACAGGAACGGGCGCTTGTTAGACCGCATCGGCCGCGGGGTCGATCGATCCGTGTGGATTCGCGCGACCTCACCGACCTCGAGGTTCGGAGTGGTGACTACCTTGTCGCCGTCCGGGATCTGAAACACCCCCGGCCCCTGCACCGTCCAGATGGGATGACCCTTCCGGTCGCCGTTGTTCTTGAGCTTCAACCGTTCCGTCGACTGCCCGTTCTTCCACTCACACACCGCTTCCAAGCCCATCCACCACGGGCGGCCTGCGATCACGGGAACGAGATAGGGAACGAATTCGTCGAACGCTGGGTCGAAGACATCAGTGATGCGGGGTTGATCTGCGAGCCGGACATCGAGGTACCGAGTCCCTTCACGGGTGTTGACGAACAACCGTGATTCGAAGTGGTAGTCGATGTCCGACCAGAAACCGTCGTTGACCGAATGGAATGGCCGGCCTTGAGTTTTGTGGACGTATACGGGAAGGAAGAACTCCCGCGGCTCGATGACCGATCCCAGCCATACGGCGCCGTCACCGCGAGCGGACTTGAACCACTGGTGAATTCCCTTCGGCTCTTGATAGTCCGCCCAGCCGGTCGCCAGGACTACACCGCAGCCCTGGCGACCGACGAGATGATGTTCGGACAGATGCCACGCCCGGTCAGGAAGGTTCTCCGCTCTGCCCGGTCCAGCCAGAACAACGTTCGCGGTGTTGTCCGGAAAGAATGTCACCTCGATTGCCTCCCTCAGATTCGGATGTGCGCGGTTTCGTAGTCCTCGCGAGTGCGGGCCATCCGCAGACCCGCATCGATCTCGTGTCGGTCGTATCCACTGACCTCGACCTTGATCGGCCGCTGCGACGCGAACGCGTCTTGTCGTGGACGAGCCGCCTCGGGCTGGGCGGTCTCGGTGCCGGTGGCGCGCAGACTTTGGAACATCTGTTTGGTCAGTTCCATGTCGGAGGCTTCGCGCGGGTTGAGCACGAACTCGTCCTTGCCGGACAGGTTGAGTCCGAGTTCGCCATGCCGAAGCGTGCCGCCGTTGTCGAAGACCTTGATCGACTTGAGCATGTTCGCCATCCAGTCCGGTGTTCCTGGAGTGACCGGCAACTGTGTCTGCGCTTCGGCGGGTGTGATCGGTTCATTCGGTAGCGGCGCTTGTTCTTTGAATCCGTTCTCGGATGCCTTCGCTACCGCCATGCCCGCCTGAACCAGAGGCCCGGTGCTGTCTACGCCGTAGTACCCGAGTACGTCGGCGGCGTTCTCGGTGACGAAGTCCTTCGCCACTGTGCCGAGCAGCTCGGACCACGTGGACGGCAGTGACGAATCGGATGTGCCTTTCTGCTTCTCGGCGAGGGCGTTACGCGCCGATTGCAGCGCGTCGTCCGCTTCGTCCTTCTCCTGCTGCGTCGACTCTGCATTCGCATGGACCTCATTGCGTTCGAGTCGTGCTTTCTCTACCGCCCGTTGGGCTTGCCGGAGGCTGATCTGATCGTCGGTCAGAGCCGATTCCAGATCGGGGGCTTCGGGTGCCGGCGGGGCGTCCTTCCCCGCTTTGGCCGCGTCGCGCTTCGCCTCGTACGACCGAACGCGTTCTTCGGCCTTCTCCACTTTCTTGGCTGCCTGAGCGCGGTCGGCGTCCGTCTTGCCTTCAGCGGAGCGAATGCGTGCCTCTGCCTCTTTCGCCTGAGTTACAGCGATGACGGCGGAATCGAGATTGAGTTGATCTTTCTCGGTCCACGTCGCCTTCTTCGACGACTGCGCCTGTGCGGTGTAGTCGCTCGCAGTTTGAGAGGCGGACTCGACGGGGGGTGAAAACTTGTCCCACGGCAGGTAGTAATGCGAATGGAACTGCGGGTCGAACGCTCCGACACTGCCTCCCATTTTCGAGGTCCCGTACGCGCCGCCGGACTCGTAGTTCGTTCCGTACGCGGTGAGCGCCATGTGCTCTTCATTGACGCCGACCACAAACGGCCCCTGTGTGCCCGGGACCAGGTGTGGCCACGAACCGTCGAGGAGTGTGTACGTCGTCCCCAGGCGACCAACTGGCGGGTCTTCACCCATCGCTGCGCGTTGGTGCATGGCCACAAAGCCGGAGCAATCGGCCCCAGCAAGTGATGCGCCGCCGAGCACGTAGGGCACGCCGTCCATCTGGCGCCCGAGATCCTCAATTCGATCTTGGGGAAGTCGGCCACCGGCGGCGAAGCCTGGCAGCTTCGGGAAGGTACCGGCGTTGATCATCGCCAGTTCGCGGTCGTAGGTCTCCGATGACTGGGCGTTGACCACCCACTCTTTGCCGTTGACCATGGCAATGCCGACGCCTGACGGGGTGACCGCGTAGATGCCGTCCACGGTTTCCGTGCCCGGTCCGGAACCGGGCATCCGACCGCCGCCCGCGAAGGCAGGTAGTCGGCCACCATGCTCGCGGCCGGGAGTACCTTGGTACTCCGGCCACGCGGCCTTGATCGCCTCTTCGGACCATGCGCCGTACTGCTGGGCGACACTGCGGATCTCGTTGAACCGGACAGTGATGTCGACTGTCTTGTTCGGCGGTAGACCGTTCACGCCGTCTTTGACGGTTTGAAGATCGGTCAGGGCCTGTGCGACTAACGCCTTCACTTCGGGCGACGCCGACGATCTGTCGAGCTCGATCAGATCATTGAGGGTGATCGTCTTGCCCTCTTTGAGCTTGTCGAGAATCAAACCGACAGCGGGTTCGGCCTTCGACGCGTCGAGCTGACCGATCAGGGTTTGCGCTTCAGCAACCCCGATCTTGAATCCCGTAGTGTCCGCGTTGATCTGGACGTCAGCGAGAGTGCCGCCGGTTTCGAGGGTCTTCTGGATTACCTCGTCCAGAACGCTCTTTGCGATGTCGCCCTTCGCTGTGATCTCGACCGTGCCGTCGGGCATGTCCTTGACGTCGACGCCGATGTCCTCGAGGACATTGCGGACACCTTTGTCGAGGACATCGACCTTGATGGTTTTGTCCAGATCGATCTTCAGCGAATCGCGTATCGCCGCCAGTTGCTGCGTTGCTTTGTCCGCACCTTCGAGCGCCAGGTGCATGATCAACTCATCTGGCAGATAGCCGCGAGCCTCCGCGAACTCTCGAACCTTTCCGATCGGCACTTCATATTTGTCGGCAAGTTTCTGCAGCGATTCCTCGGTCTGCCCCAGCGACTCACGTGCCTTGGCCTGAGCCTCCGGAACTGTGGCGCCATCGAGTCGCGCCTGGTTGTAGACCTTCTCGGCGTACTCAGTGCTGGCACTGGCCAAGTCCCGCAGCTGGTCCGAGAGTTCCTTGCCGTTCTCAGTCCCAGTCTTGAGCCGTCCATCGTTGTCGACGAGCGCTTCACCAAGTCCTTTAGCCGGATCGGCGACCGCGACCGCAGCATCAGCAATACTCCGGATGGACTCGTTGTACTTGTCGAGAGCCTCGGTGAACGAGACGTCGCCGCCGGCCAGGATGTCGAGGACCTTCTTCAGCCCTGCGACCTTCTTTTCGGAGTCGCCCGCCGACTCAGCGATGGCAGCGATTCCGTCGCTGAGAGCGAAGTACTCCGGCCCAACTTCCTGGGCGACCTGCTGTAGTCGGGAGATCTCCTGCCGCACTCCCATGAGCGACATGTATTCCTCGGTCAGCAGTCCGCCGTTGTCGCGAAGCGCCCCGGAGAACGACTGCCACCCTTCCTCCGACCCCGCGAGTACGCGCGCAAGATCCGTCGAGGTCATGTTCATTTTCTCGAGTGCAGAGGTATATGCCTCTGCACTGGCAGCATCGTCAGCAAGATTGCCGAGCGCTTTGGTGGTGGAATCGGGATCGGTACTGAGATCTTGATTCACCCGGCCATGCATGAAGTCGCTGAGGACACCACCGATCTGGTCCCCGACTCCGGGCTTGCTGGCTTTGATCGTGTTCGCCGTCGACAGAATTGAGTCAGCTTGAGCCTGCACGGTCGCGAGCACAGTGTCGTTGATTGCGCCTTCGGATTCGATGAAAGCCAACGCCATATCTCGTTGCGCGTCAGCGACATTGCGCGCTGACTCCGCGTAGGTGTCGTTCGCGGTTTTCACCTTGCGGGTGGCGGAGGAGATCGTTCCGACGAGGTATGTCGCTGCCATGATGCCGACCATCGGCAGGCCTCCCATTACGGACACGATGCCCTTGACTGCGCTGGTAAGTCCGCGAGCGCCTGCAGCCGCGACACCACCCGCGACCCCTGCGAACTGCGCACAGCTTGCTGCGGCCATTCGCATCTGTCCCGACACTCCACCTGTCACGGTGCCGAGTGCGCGTTGCCTATCCGCGAATGCCTGCGTGCGGGTTGTGACTCCGCGGTAAGCGTCACCCATCGCCCGGACAGCGGGCACCCGAGCTTCGAGGGTGGCGAAACCAGCAACCACATCGCTGATCTGCTCGCCGTTTTCTTCGAGTGCGTTGCCGAGCTCGTCGTATCCGTCGGCGGACTCGGATCCCAGAGACTTCTGCAGTTCCATTTCGTCACGGAATCCGGCGAACTTCTCCTTCAGCCCGTCGACCCATGCGCCGGCCGTGTCGTCGAGGCCGAACGCCTTGATACCTGCGAAGGCACCGGCTGCTACCTGGACTGCGCCAGGTAGCTCCATGAACGCCGACCCGACCTCGCCCACAGCCTTCCCGGCGGTACCGAGTGCATCGACGATGATGGGCGTTGCGGCACCGATCTTGTCGGCCGCACCGCGAGCGAGAGACTCCATGGGTCCGTCGACAAGGTCGTACAGTTCCAGTGCCAAAGTCTCGGCACTGTTCTGCACACTGCCGAGCGCACCCGGTAGGCCTTGGGTCTTCGCAGCGGCAACCTCTGCAGCTGCGCCCTGCTGCCCGACAGCCTCGCGCATCGAGTCGTACCCTGCGACACCTTGCTCGGCGGCGACACCGGCGAGGCGCATCGCGTCGGAACCGAAGAGTGTCGCTGCTGCGGCTTGGTATTGCTCCTCGGTCATCGACTTCGAGGCAACCTCGAGCTGTCGGAACAGCTCTTGCATTCCGACGAACTTGCCGCCCGTGTCGTAGACCGTGAGTCCGAGTTCTTCGATCGCGGCCTGAGCGGGCTTCCCCTGGTCGGTCAATGCCAGCAGTGTGGACTTCAGCAGTGTTCCTGCGTCGGAACCCGTGATACCGGCGTTGGAGAGGACACCGAGTGTTGCGGCGGTGTCTTCCATGGTGAGTCCGAATTGATTCGCGACGCTGCCCGACTGCTGCAAGCCTGCTGCGACGTCGGTGATTTCCGCGCTCGATGCGTTCGCGGTGTTGGCCAGAATGTCTGCCGCCGTGGCGGCGAACGTCGCGTCCTTGCCAAACGCCTGCAATGCCTGCGACTGGATTGTCGCGGCGGTCGTGGCGTCGATCTGCGCGGCGGCAGCAAGCTGAAGTGTGCCCTTCGCTGCCGACATCGACTGCTCGACGGTGAACCCGCCCTTGGCCAGCTCTGTCATCGCCGCAGCTGCATCCACAGCGGAAGTGCCCGGCAGCTCGATGTCGTTTCCGAGTTGCTTCGAACGCTCCGATACAGCAGCCATCTGCGCTTCGGTGGCCTTGGAAACGGCCTGCATGGTGTTCAGGCTGGTCGTGTAGTCGTTGCCGATGGCGACGATCTGCTTGACTGTGCCGACCGCTGCGGCCGCTCCCAGGGAGAGCCCGATCGCGCCGGCCATTTTCTTGGCCATGCCGAGCGCGGGCTGTGCGCCTGCCTGCAACTGGGCAGGCAGGTTTTTCATGTCGAGTCCGACCTCGATATCGATGCGGCCACCGGCCATCGTCATACCTCCCGCGACTCGAAGTCTCTATGTAGTTGTGGCCCTTGATCTTTCCCAGGCTTTGAAGTCGTCCACACTTGCTCGCACGCCGGGGCGTCGATATGCGGAGTCGGTATTCGTCGTGCTGAATTTCTCGAGCACCGCGGTGTTGTAGGCACGGCGAGCTTCAATGACTTCCGGATCTCGGAGGCCAATGGGCGGCAGAACCGGGATCGGCGGCGGCTTGATTCCCGCCGCCTTCCGGCGTGCAATATCTGCTTTGACCTCGGGGTCATTCGGGTCGGTGATCCGGTCAACGTATTCACCGTTGAGGGAGAAGTCCTCGCGATCGACGAGCATCGCGAGGTTCTCCGAATCCCGAAACCGCTGCTTGTCCTGCTCTTCCGCGTCGTCGAGGAGGGCGACGACATCGCGCCAATACCAGGTGTCCATCATCTCGCGTAGGTCCAAGTGACAGATACGTCTGATTCTGGAATAGCCTGCGCTCCAACCATCCTCGGTTGTGAGGCAGATCAGAGCGCGAGAAATTCCCCCTGCGGGCTCATCAACCCTGCGAGTTTGTAGATCGTCGGGAGATAGACCTTGAGCATCTCCGGTACCGATCTGGTGCCGATGTCATCCCACAGCTGAGCCGGGTCACCTTCACAGATAACCATCTGAAGGATCTCGTCGTACTTGTGCTGCTGCGAGAGGTTGAAGAAGTTCAACACCTCGTTGGGACTGTACCCACGGCGGACCGAATAGTGCTTACCCAGAAAGGTAATCGGTTCCGGCAGTCCGTTGGGGATAGCGAGTCCGTCAGTGAGTTCAATCGGCTGAGGCTCCGGAGCGACGCCCTCTTCTGTGTCGCCCCGGACCTCTGCTGCGCGCTTGCTTTTGCCTGGCATGTGCGTTTCTCCTCTGAATCAGGCGAGATCGTCTTTGGTGCGCAGACGGCGCACCGGAGCGAGGTTGATGAATTCGAAGTCGAATCCGTCGATCGACTTGCCGTCTGCAATGTTCGACGGCGTGGGTGTACCGAGCGTCACGCGCTCGCAGTAGAACGCGATCCCGTCGCCTGCCTGCTTCGAGACCCACAGGAACGCAAACTCCTCGGCCTCCCCGAGCACCCACTCGTAGATGCCGGAGCCGGGTTGCCCGACTTCGACGATGGAGCCACCCTGCAGTGCAGTGAGTACCGATGCCTTCGAGTAGTCGTAGGCCCGGAACTTCAGCGCTTCCTCGAGCGGGTCGCGCAGCACCTTGTACGGCGCCGCACGGTAGTTCGAAGCGTGAATCTTGGTCAGGTTCTGGCTGGGGGTCTTCTGGAATCCGGCCTCGACGCCGCCGAAGGGATCCCACGTCGCCGCGGGAATGGCCGGCGGACCGGTCACGGCCGCGGTCAGCGGCTTTGTATTACCGGCCAAGGTGAACGCATTGGACGGGATTCCGGTCCCGGCGACGGCGCGGAAGCCGTCCCCGTCGAGCCACGCGTACGCGTCTTGGGGATTGGCGAAATTGCTCACAGGGTTTCCTCCTGGTGGGGCTCACACGTTGTGAGCGTTGATCTTTGGAATGCCTCGCCCCGGACGTGCCAGGCAGCACCCGGGACGAGGCGAATAGGGAGCTGGTCAGCGGACCAGCATTTTGAGCTCAACCCGAACGGGCGAGCGATAGAGCGGCAAATCGACACCACGAACCGTTTCCGGAAACGAGAGCGGACCCTCTTTCCACGCTGCATTCCACGTGCAGTTCCGGAACGACACGGTGCGCGCTCGGCTGAGCAACTCACCGGCAAGAGCCGCGATATTCCACGCTGCCTCTTCCGGGTCGACATCGGCATACAGATCGAGAACCGATTGATCCGTGTTGCTCGTGATGACTTCGAGGGAAGGGGCGTAGACGTCGATCTGCACCATCGGGTTGCGGAGCATCGGATCCCTGCCGGGAGTGGTCACCGGCCGAACCTTCACGAACGGCCTGGTGATTCTGTCCGGAGTGTCGCGAGTACTGATCAGCGCAGGCGGCACCAGTCCGGTGAACTCGGCATCGCCTTTCAGGTACTCACGCACGGCGGCAGGCGGGTACGGAAGAACGATTCTCATCGCGGCCTCCATCCCGAGTACTCACCGTGTCGCGAAGCTGCGTTGGTCACGACGGCGTGGGGCGGGGTATCGATCGTCCCGTATTCCTTGAAGATCGCGTCCTCGTCCTCGTCAAGCACGAACACGCGCTCCCCGTCGGTGTCGACGGTGATGCCGTCGCGGTAGTCGCCGGTCAGTACGGGCGCATCCGCGCGAGCTTCCTGCGCGATCGACATTGCAATGTCGAGTCGATCGTCGAAAGACTCCGCGAATGCTTCCCCGCGCAACTGACCCGGATATGGCGTGATCCGCGCCGACATCGGTCAGGACGTAGCGTCAGCGTCAGCGTCGGCTTTGGCTCCGGACGACCGTGCGACCTTGCTCGACTTGACCGCCGAACTGGAGGGGTCCGGGACCGCCGGCGGAGTCACAGGCACTGCCGAGTCGAGCCCAGTGCCCGGGTCAGTTTCGACGGACACGGTTTCCTCGGCAGTCTCTGCATCCTCGCGGGCGAGGTGCTCGAGGTGTAGAGGCGAGCCGGACGCGGTCGAGACCGTTCGACCGTCTTCGGTCTTCAAGCGGACAATGTTTTCAGAGCTGGTAGTCATGATTTCTCCTCTAAGTCGTTGGCGTTGCGGACAATTGCCGCGATGTACACAGGACGTCGAGAACCGCGCATTCGGCGCCGCTCTCTCGGGGTGCCGGTAATGGTGAAAATTTCGCCATCTTCCTCGCGCCGGAACTTGTCCCGGCGCGCCGGAAACGGCGTCAGTCCCGGAGTGAGCAGAAGGACGTACGACCCGACGACGTGACCGGGCTCGAACTCGGTGTTGCCAGCATCAACCGATGATGCCGAGAGTTGCCGCTGATGAAGCGATCCTGTCCACTCGAACTCGCTGGGCGCGACGGGGACCCGGTTCCCGGTCGATTCGTCGGCGAGTGGTTCGTTCTCCCGAATCAGTGTCCACTTCTCGGTCTGAGGCCTCATCCGCTCAGACTCACTACGTACGCGCCGCCCGGGGTGAACGGGGGCGAGAGCTTGGCGATCTGCTCCGGAGTGATCGAGATCAGATCGGAGGCATTCGCTTTGAAGTACTCGACTGTGCTCTCCGGGTACTGCTCGGACTTGATGCGTAGTCCGGTCCGCATCGCGTCGAGAGCAGAGAGAACGACGTCGATACCGACGCCCAGCGCGCGGGACTTCTTCAGTTCGCCTGAGGCGAGACGCTCGGCCAGCATCGGGATCTGGTCGAGCATCTCGTCGCAGGTGCGTTCGATGAACCATTCGACCTGCGCCAGTTCAGGCTCAACCAGGGTCTCTCCTAGTTGGCGCTGAACTGCTGCGGGCGTCAGCAAACTCTCGATGGTGACGAGATCGTCAGCCATCGACGATCTCGCTGGCGCCGGTGTCGATGTTGCGACGCACCGTCACCTCGGTATGTCCGCCGTTACCGTCGGGCTTGTGGGAGATGTACTCCTCGAACCGTGCCTCGGGACTTTCCTTGTCGCCTTTCGACGTGCGCCGCGAAGACGCGCGGCCCGTCGGCCTTACTGGCGGGGTCGCGGGTTCGATCTTCGCGGGCGGGGTTGCGGCGCCCTCGTCGACCGCTCCGGCGGTGTCGGGGACAGCGACCGTATCGGCCGTGGTCTTGTCGGTAGTGGCCTTGTCTGCCATGACGTGAGTTCCTCTCGAATTCGAATTTGTGGTGCCGTGGTCAGGCTGCGACAACGCCGCGCAGACGAGCAGCTGCCTTGCCGCCGAACGTCGCGAGACCGGTGTAGAACTCGATTCGCGTACGGTAGGCGGGCTTCTCCTGCAGCTCGCCCAGGTCGTACACGTCGACACCACCGTTGGTCAGGCCAGTGACGGCCTTGTCGCCTTCGTCCCGACCGAACTTGACGGCGTAGATCGACGTCGCGTCCGTGGCAGTGCCCTGAGTTTCGGTCTGCGGCAGAACGGCGACCCCGGCCGGCGTCTCGCCGGGGTCGAGGACCGGGATTCCGTTCCACTGGAGTACTCGCTTGCCTGTCATGTCCTCGCGCACCATCTCGACGCCGCCGATCTCGCGGCCTGCGGCCTTGATCAGCGCGTGGATGGTGCGGTTCGCGTAGAAAGCACCGTTCTCGGCGGTCAGGCCGGGAACCTGGGCGACGAGGAGATCGAGCTTGTTGAAGAACGCCTTCGCCGCAGCCGGGGTGCCGTTGAACACCGGCAGACCGTTGACACCGGCATCGAGAACCTGCGCGCCGATCAGACGTTTCTTCAGCCCGTCGAACCCGAGCGGATCGACCGCGACGTCGCCGTTGAAGAACGAGTCCTGAAACTTGTACGCAGCAGCCTTGACCTTCATCGAGGTCTGCACTGCACGTTGGTCGTTGAGGTTTCCTCGAGTCTTGGCGATGAAGCGGTCGACGTCCGCGTCGCCACCGAGAATGACGAGCGACTCGGTGCGCTGGACGACGGTGCCGGTCGACTCGTTGTACTTGCCGTTGACAGCGCGGAACTCGACGCCAGGCAAGGTGCCTTCGGCGTTGTACGCGTAAGCGTTGCCTTCGATCGGGAGGAACGGAATACGGTCCAGGATCGAGGACTCCAGCACGAACGTCTCGATGACGCCCTTCTGCAGTGGAGTGTTGGACAGCTTCGCTGCCTCGACGAGAGTGATTGCCATGGTGGGTGTGCCTTTCTGGTTCGCCCGCTCGTCGAGTGCCGACCGGGTGTGACGTTATGTGCGAGAGGTTGTTTCGTAGCCGAGCCGAATGTTTCCCATGCCTGGCTTGGCGTCGGTGTGATCGGAGCCGCGGTGCCCGACGCCGGCGGTGTGTTCACCGGCACTGCCCAGCCGGAGGTCTTGCTTGACGCTCTGCGCGTCGGCGCGGACCTCTTCCTCCGTCGACCCACGAAGTCGATCGACCCAGTTCGCGGGAATGCCTTCGGTGATCGCCACCCGCAAGCGCAGGTTCTCGGCGGTCAGATCGGCATTGGACGACTTGAGGGTGCCGTTTTCCGTTTCGAGATCACCGACGCGGCCGGCAGTCTGCTGAGCGTCGCGCTCGGCTTTCTGCTCAGGTGTCAGGCCCTGGTCTTTCAGTGCCTGCAATTCGGTTTTGAGGGACTGGTTCTCGGTGTCCAGCGCCTGGCGAGCGTCACGCTCTCTGGCGAGGTCTGCGAGGACTGCCGCCTTTCCACCCTTGCCGTCATCGCCGCCGTCATCGCCGCCGGTGTCAGCGCCTCCCGCGCCGCCTCCGTCGGGTCCTCCGGTGCCGCCTGCTCCGGTGTCGTCGGTGCCAGCACCAGCACCAGTACCGGCACCTGCGCCAGCTGCGGCGCCCGCCGCTGCACCGCCAGTGCCGGCGGCGTTCGTGCCTCCGGCCCCGGAGTCGTCGGCGTTGAAGTAGCGCAACCAAGGTCGCTTGACGTTCATGATGTTTCTCCGTCTCGGAGTTGCCCGCTTCGCCTCGCGCGTCGCGGTGGAATCCCCGCATCAGGTGCGGGGAAGAATGTGTGCACAGCAGAAGACCCCGGGAGCTATTGCTTCCGGGGTCTTTCGTGTCGGTGCGGTGTGTTAGAGCGCCAGCAGCTCGTCGAGAGTTCGCCCCTGCTTGGCTGCGTTCGCTTCCCAGTACGCACGGTTCTCGTCGGTGAGTGTCGTGGGAGCGGCGGGAGCAGCTTCGGACTGTGGGTCGAAGTCGGGATTGATCCGGCGGTGGCGTTCGAGGTCACGCTCGGTGAAGGTCCGGCGGGCGGGTTGAATGTTTCCCCACACGTCGAGGTAGCGGTAATTGCCCAGAACAAGGTGCGGCAGCATCATGGCAGCACTCCCATCCGTCGGTACGTCCATTTAAGTATATCCGCCGCCTCGCGGCTTCCTCCGCTGATCGTCAGCAGCCAGTCGTCGTTGCGTTCGACGACGGCCGCGTAACCCTCGGCTACCCATTCTTCCCGGCCGGACTGTGCGTGGCCCTCGGATCCCGTTCGGTAGTAGTCGTTCACGGCAGGGTTCTTGTGGATGTACGCGGAGTGCGCCCACTCGACGTACGGATCGTCGATGAATCGATCGACGCTGGTGACGTCCGGTTCTTGCACCCGCTGTTTGATCGAGGCGGGTAGGTGCTCACTCCCCTGCTCTTGCCACACGACATCGATGGGGTTGCCGCGCAGGGTGCGGAAGTCGAGCGCGTGTCCTATTTCGTGAGCGACCACGTTGATTGAACCGGATTCGTGACCGGTCGTGATGACGACGGCGTCGAGACTGTCCTGGTAGAAGGACACGTCTTCGATGGCTCGATCGTCAGCAGTCCGCACGTCCTTGTAGAGCGCGGCGAACTTAGACTCCGAAACCTTACGTGCGACAACGATTTCCACGCCGCGTTCTTCGAGGATCGCGAGGGCAGATCGAGGGACCATCGTGAAGTCGCGGTCGAACTGCATCTTCTCGACACCGGTGACGTTCGAATCGATCTGCGGTGTTACCAATTTCGGTGCCGGGACTGGCGGTGTCACTGCTGCGGCGTTCGCTGCTGCGAGTTCCTCGGGTGTCTGCCAGATCGACTTTCCGTCACCAGCGGGGCTTGCGGATACTCGGGACGAACGCCTTGCAGGTGAACCGCCCGCGATGTAGCCGTTCAGCTTCAGCAATCGAATAGCGTCTGCTTGGTCTTCGGCGATCGCGTAGATCGATTCCGGCATCAGCCGTGGCGCCTTCGCCTCGAAGTACCTGCGCCCTCGGACGTCGGTTCGGCGTTCGGCGTACCCGGCTGCGGACATCGCTTCGTACGCGACACCTCGTCGCGTGACACCTTCCTTGGTTGTTGCGATGTCCTGGCCGTACACCTTCTCGGTGCTCAGTCGCCCCTTGGGGATCCACCCCGCGAGATTCGTCTGAGCCGTGGACATTCCGCGACGCGCGTTCACGACCTGCGTGATGTCGGAACCGTCCCGGATCGCTTTCGCGCCGGAGATGGTGAAGGTCTGATCCTGCTCTTCACCCGTCAGCGAGTTGAAATACTCCATCGGGTCCGTGCGCAAATCGCGTGCCCGGTTCTCTCTGGCGGGGATATGTCGGCAGTCGCAACCAGGGTGACGATCGAACCCGGTGTTGTACCGGTAGAACTTTCCCGCCAGGACTACGCATCCCTTGCACGAGGGCGGGTTGAGCATTCGCACGTATCCGACGTCGTGGCGGGCGGCGATCGACAACGATGTCGCGACGCGTGCGGCGTCAGCGATCTGCGTCTGAAACCGGGTGAGCAGCGCCGACAGCCCCGACTGCCACGCATCGAACATGACTGAACTGTCGACTGTCTCGGCTTGGCCGATCTTCGCTTTGGTTCGGATGATCGCGCCGTACATGAGCGAGTCGAGAGGCCGGCCGTCCGACGCGACCCCGACGAGGGGGCTGGGATCGACCTCGACGTCGGGATCGACCGGCGTTCCCATCTCCGCCAGAGCGGCTGCGACGTACTCTTCGGTTCCGGCGATGGCGCGGGATTGGCCGGCCACCGCCAGAGCGGTCAGCTGCTCGACGTGTTCGGACCACCAGAAGTCGAAATCCAAAGGCGGGTGCTCTCCCCAGATCCGCTTCGCGGTGAGGAGCACAACGCCCATGATCTTCTGTTGCTCGAGGTAGTACTCACGAGTCGATTGAGGCAGCATCGGGAACCACCTCGGCATCCATGGGTTCGGCGCCCGCCGTCAATTCCTTGCGGGCCGCGGGAGCGAGGGTGCGCATCGCGCGATTGATGACGTCGTTCTCGTCGTCGCGTTCGACCTTGATCTGCGTCATCCAGCCCTCAACCTTCGGAGGCGTTGCGCCGGGGATCATTTCGAATGCCGCCCTGCGCGGGAAGCCAGTCGAAATGAGTTTGACGATAGCGTCGATCGTCTGCGAGAACGGACGCACAGCGTCATCGCCCCACACGATCTCCGACGAGTAGTCATCACCACCGGCGGCACCTCGTGCACGGTTTCCGAGTCGGCACACCGTTTCGAGTGCTTCACCGGCGCTGGACTGGAGATCTTTGACCAAGTACTTCGTCGTCGTATCCGCGCCTTCGAGCGCGTCCCCGGACAGGTTCGCCATCCGGTTCAGACTGTATTGCGGCGGCGTCTGGGCGATCGCGAAGAACGTGGTCATGAAGTCCTGGTACACCTTGACGTAATTGTCGAGGTTCGACTCGGGCATGTCGAAGACTTCGGTGTCCTTGCCGGGGAACACCAGTGCTCGATCGACGCCGATTCGACCGGGAGAGTTCAGGATCGGGATGGGTCGCCCGTTGTTGTCGATAACGAGTTTGCCGTCCGACTGCTTCTCGAACAGGACGTTTCCCTGAGAGTCCTTCGCGACGGGGTCGTATCCGGTGAAGACACGCTGTCGGTATGCGGAGAACTGCATTGCGAGCAGTGTGTTGAAGCGGATGGTGTTGAGCGCATCCTGCTGCGGCATCAGCGGTTCGAGTGCCGAGTGCGGAACACCGTCAGCGTCGACGTTGATGTCGGATGCCACGAACGGCAGTTCACCGAGACCGTGCTTGCCCTGATCCACCAGCTCCCACGTGCCACCGGTGAAGCCGTTGCCGCGCTTGCGGAACCTTACCCAGTCCTCATGGTCGTAGACGTAGGCGAGCTGGATCTTGCCTCGCGAAACCGAGTCGGGCAGCCACAGCGACGAACCTGCAGCGGAGTCCGGGTCGTCCATCTCGACGGTCTTGACCGCGAACATGTTCTCGAACGGGTTCTCCGGGTCAGGTTCGAGCCACACCCGTTTGCCGTTCTCGACACGGATGATCGGCTTAGCCGGGTTGCTTGGGTTCTTCGATGCCGACCAGATTCCTCGGCCGTGGGCCATCATGCTGAGGAACACGATTGGGGCGCGGGCGTCGAGCTTGTTGGGTTGCCACACCGAATTCCAGGTGTCGAGGTCGACTTGACCGTCCTCGCCACCTCGGCGAATACCTTCGGGGCGCATCCGCTGGACTGGAGCTTTCATGGCCAATGCCAACCAGTTCGCGATCGACTGGTCCTGCAGCGCCTGGTATTCCGCATTCACCCCTTCGGGTGCATACGGCGCGTCCTGGATTCCCAGAAGGTAGTTTTCCCGCCGTTCCCACTGCGGTCGCTGCTTGTCGAGACCTGCGAGACCTACCCTGAGGTAGTGACGTGCCGTCTTCTCTTCCACGCCACTCTCCTTTTCATTTGAATCCGTACATCGCGTACGAGATCGATTCGGACTCGTCGGTCTCCCAGCCCTTGGCTGCAGCATCTGCCGCAGCTTCATGAGCGAGGACGGACGCCACACCGGAATCGATTTTCTGGTGATACGCGCCGGCGGGTTTGCCGATGATGTATTTGTCGCCGCGAGCGGCCATCTTCCGGATGTTCTTCATGTGGGTCGTCGTGATCGGGCAACCGTCCTGTGTGATGCGTCCGGTCTTGAGGTCGGTCAGGAAACGTTCGAGAGCCGAATGCATCTGGACAGTGCGGAACGTCGACCATTCGACGACGATCTCGTCGCCGTACTCGTTCGCCCAATCACCGATGTCGGACTGCCAGTCCTTGGGGTCGCAATACATCCGGCGCACATTCCATTTACGGAAGATGTCGTCGACCGCGATGTGGACTTCGTGGCGTGGAATTCTTCCACCCCATGCCTTCGGATCCCAGATCGTCGGCAGGTTGTTCGGACCGTAACGGGGAGTGAAGATTCGACCGGACTGTGTCTCGCATTTGATTGCGGTCCAGTCGTCGTTCTCTGAACCGTCGAATCCCACAGCGATCGAAGTGCCCTTGCGGGGGTTGTTCGTCCACTTGATCTCATCCGGTGGCATAGCGACTCTCCCACAAGTTGTCCGGCAGCCATGCACCCTGGCCGGTCTCCTCGAAGTTGCCGTAGAACCGTTTCGCCTGCGCGGGATCGGTTTCCATGAGTTCGGCGATTTCGGCCTCGATCGAGTTGAGGTCGATCCACGTGCAGCCCGCGTAAACGTGCTTGAGAATCTGGCGCCTCTCGCGCCGATTCCCCCACGACAAACCCGCCGGCGGCTTGCGCAAAAACTTGAACACGTCTTTCGACGTTGACTCGTAAGTCCTTTGCGCATAAGAGTTTATCGACGGATCCCACATGTTCGAGTACTCGATGCCGCGGCCCTGCATACCGGCCAAACCGCGGCGTTGCGTCTCCGCGACTTTGATCAGTTTGTTCGACTTCGTGTACAGACCGCTCTCGTCGTTCAGTACGAACGAGACTGGGTTACCGAGTCGAGAATCTGCGGACGCGGTGACTCTGTCGATCCTGTTGTCGTCTCCCGGCAGCCGGATGAATCCCTCGCGGATCAGCATCACGTCACCGAGCGGACCATTCTTGATCATCGTCCGGAGAGGCCGGTAAACGTTGTCGACTTGCTCTTCCGATGTAGCCGTCAGCTGGATCAGCGGCGACGGGTGAGGCATTCCCATCGGTTCGCCTGGCATGTACGCGTGCTCGAAACCGCAGCCACATCCGTAGTCCGCGCACGAATACCCGTCGTCCTCGCCCGCCCAGCCCGCAAACAGTGAGGGCCCAACCGCTTCGACGCATGTGGTGACTGCGCCCTGCGGGCCCTTGCCGGATTTCTGCGGGCCGATGATTTGCGATCGTCGATACCTGAATGCCTGGTTTCGCATCGGTTTCTTCGGCTGCCACTTCGCAGTCGGCCGAACCTCGTAATGCTTGGCTGTGCACCAGAACTGCCAGTCGACTTGGACATACGGCTTGCCCTGATCGAAACCGTCCGGAATCGAGCAGTGCGCGGAGATCCAAGGATCGATGACATCACCGAGCGTGGGGAAGTCGACGACGTACGAGTCAGTCGCCGGCATTGTCGTCGACGGACCGCAGGCGTCGGACAGGCGCGGACTTGCGGGCGTTCTTTCGAGTCGAGCCCTGGTCAGACGCGCCGTTCGGATCGTCGACCAGATCTTCCGGCACGATCACCCATCCGTTCTCCTTCAGTCCGGCGGGGGTGAGTCCGATCTGGTCGGCCAACCGCGTCGCGGCAGCTGCGGTTGCGGCCGGCGCATCGGCTGCTTCCATCTTCACCGACCACCGAACCCAAAGTGCGACGGTTCGCCAGCGCCATGACTCGCGTATCCACTGCGATGCCTGGGGTGTTCGCCAGGCCTCGCCCCATACCTCGAGCTCACGGTCGTTGCTGCCAGCGAGTGGGAACCGCGGGATCTCCCCTTGGTATCCGAGTACTGCCAGCTGCCGTGCCTTCAGGTTTCGAGCGTCCGATCGCGCCGACATTGCCGACGGAGCGGGGCCTGACCTGTTTCGTGCACCTCCGTGCCCAGCCATGTGAACTCCTTCAGCGGCCTCGCGCCGCGCCGGATCACCGGGCAGCCTCACGCTGTCCGGAACGAATGAGATGGAAGTGGTTCCCCTGGCAGGATTCGGACCTGCGCCGTCCCGTCCGTATTGCGGCGGGGGCTCTGCCTCTGAGCTACAGGGAATCTATTCAGTTGTTGGTTCAGCGACCCGTCAGGGCAACGATGCTGAACCACCCGCTACACGAAGGCATGCGGGAGTCTGCGGGTCAGACGCGCGGTGGCCAGAGGTAGCCGCCGTCGTGCTCACCCTCGATTGCACTTGTTGCCCAGAAGGTGTCGGTGCCATCGAGGAAAACCTGGAGATTGACATTCACCGACCCCGACCAAGCCGCCACGATCATTGCGGGAAACACGTCACCGGCCTGGACTTTGTTCCCGAAGTGGGCGACGTAACCGGTGTCCGTGTACGCGGGATCTGTGGACCGGTACTTCGCGAAGTCGAGACGCCGACGGTTGATCGCTTCGGCTTGGTTCTCGGAGACTTTGAAGTGGACGATGCGTCCGATACTGGGCTTCATTCGGAGGGCCTTCCGGGTCGAGTTTCCTTGGTGGTCAAACGTTTTGAACCCTCCGCACCAGACAGAGGCCTCCCCCGCGGCGGAGGCGTTTTTCTTTCGCCAGGGGGTACCCCCCACCCTTTGCGTCGCCGCAGGTCAGCGAGATCGTTGCAGTTGCGAACGAGTTTCGTCGTCGCAGGTCAGGGACGTGCGGCCTTGCGGCTGTTGCAGCTTCGACACAGCACCGCCAGAGGGCCACGTGGGCTGCCTCCGCGATCGATCGGGGTGATGTGATCAGCGGTGAGGTCTTCGGCTCTGTGTGACGCGATGCGATAACCGGGGCACCAGTTTCCATGCGCTCTGCGGTGCGCGTCCACGGCTTCCTTGCGTCGCTTTCGCTCGATCCAGTCCCTCGTCACCTTGGTCGGCGTCGTGCGTCGCTGGTGTGCGTCGCGTGCCGACTGGTGGGTCCGGCAGCGCGGTGCGGGTTGGATGTTGGGACAGCCAGGCTCGGAGCAGACTCGGTTACGCGCTCGGGTCATCGTCGAGGCGGACCCAGCGAGCCGTGTCTTGGTCGATCACCCATCCAGCCTGTCGGTTGAGGATGGACTGAGCGAGCGGCGCGAGGTAGTCGGTCACTGTCTGGAAGTGGAGGGGCTGGTCGACTGCGCCGAAGGCCAGGCCGTTGAGCCACTTCGCGAACGCCTTCACCTCGTCAGTGTCGTCGGCGGGGTGTGGCGGTTGCTCGTGCTCGATGCCGGCCAATCCTTCTGCGATGCGATCTCGTAGTTCGTCTTGGATCTCGGGCACGGTTGACCTCCATCGTGATGGTCTTGCGACTGGTCCTGCGTACTTACGCGCAGCTACATCTACCCAAGGGATCGGGGTCTCAGATGTGCTTTCAATTCCGCCCGCGGTACACAACGACCGAGGTGGTGATGTTGACGCTGCAGGTTCTCGCGACCACCGCGAGAGATTAGGAATGCGTAGGGGTCTCAGGTTCTGGACACACTTCTAGCGCGAGACCCATGATGCACGAGGGGACACCCATCCGCAACCGGCCGTCAGACAGCCCACTCAGTTCGGTAGTCAGGGTGATCGGAGTACACCGACGCGAGCGCCCGCAGAATCAGGTCACCGACGGACGGCTCCTCGACCATATTTCGACTGCCAACGCGGCGATCACTATCGACCGACATGTCGCAGCTCGTTGCCTCGTCAGCCGCTTCGATGATGGCCCGTTTTGCTGCCACCTCACGACGAGTCCGGGCAGAGGTTCCCGGCACATTCATGTAGATCGGGACACCCCCGAACTTCTCGATGTCTCTCAGGTCAGCTTTGTCGGCATGCATGTCGTCGTCAGCAAGGCGAGCGGTAAGGAACTCTTCGATCTTCATGGGGTGTCTCCGTTGTTGTCGGATTCGTGCCAGCTGGCCCCGGTCACGATTCGGTGGATCTGCGACTTGCTTATCGCGTACGTCGCAGCGAGTGCGCGCATCGATGTGCCCTTGGTGTGGTCAGCTCGGATTGCTCGGACTTCATCCCACGTGAGTTCGGCTCTGCCGTTCGCTTCACCACTGACGTCGGCGGGTTCGCTTTCGGCCGGCTCTTGCTCCGGAGCGGTCTCGTAGTCGATCACTCGGGAGAGTGTCAGCAGATTGTCTTGCGCCCAAAGGTCATTGCACGAAAGGCATTTGCATCCATCGAGTGTCATCTGCAATGCGGCCTGCCGAACGACCTCCCCCGCTGAGTCCTTGCGATGGACGTATCGCTCTCCGCACTGTGGGCACGGTGCGATGACTTCGAGTTTGCGTTGCTTCACGCCGTCGACGAGTTGCTCCGCTGCCACTTGCCAACCCTCGAGCTCCCTCGCGATCAGTCCGCCGTACGTCAGCCACACCTGATCGTTCGGCCATTGGTACTCAGCGAAGTTTCGCAACCGGGCGGTGGTCGTCCCGGCTGTGTCGAACATGATCCCGTAGGCCACGACCTCGACGCGGCCCTGTTCTCCGTCGAGCCCGAACTGCTCTGTCCACCACGCGACTCGTCGATCGACCTCGGCCACCCAATCGAGACCGTCCACCCACACCGGCGGCAGCGATCGGGCGACGCCTCCCGTCGAGGTGCCTTGTCGGCCGGCGAGATCGGATCGCATCTCGTCGTAGACGCTCGGCCGCAGAACGCGGACCAGTCGGGGCCAGCTGTAACCGTCAGTCTCGTCGACTGTCATCACGGTGTGGACGCCGGCGCGTTCGCCGATGAGTGCATAGATCGCCGCTGCGATTCGCTCGCCCAGTTCTTCCGGCGGTTGAGGGGTGAAGGTGATCACGCTTTAGCTCCCTGTGGATGGAAAGCAGCGGGGGCATGGTTCGTCGAGCCCGTGCTGAGAACAGGTGGATTCATCCGCGACTGGAGAAGGTGGGCCGGACCATCCGTAGTACGCGGATCCGAACTTCCCGGGGCCGGGGAC